ACAATGAGCGTTCTCCATTAAACGAAGTTTATGAGGAGTTGATGTCTACGGGCAAAGAGTCTGACAAAGAATTGGCGAAACAATATAAATCTCGTAAATTCTATATCGTTAAAGTTATTGATAGAGATAACGAAGCGGATGGACCTAAATTTTGGAGATTTAAACATAACTACAAAAATGATGGTATCTTAGATAAGATTATTCCTATTTGGAGAAACAAAGGAGACATCACAGACCCCGAAAAAGGTCGTGACCTTATCATTGAACTTGCAAAGTCTAAAACACCGGCAGGTAAAGAATATACAAGTGTATCGACGATTATGTATGATGACCCGACTCAGGTTCATGAAGAAAAAGAACAAGCTAACTCTTGGATTAATGATGAATTGACTTGGTTGGATGTTTATTCTAAAAAACCTGTTGAATATCTTGAAGCGATTGCTCGTGGGGAAACTCCAAAATGGGATAGTGATAAAGGTGGATATGTCTATACCAATGACGCAGAATCTACCACAACTATGGGTGGTTCTAAAAAAACAGAAACAAAAACAACAATCGTTGACCCTCAAGTAAATGATGTGGTCGATGGGGACCTCCCATTTTAATAATAACTCATCGAAGACATTCTCAAAGACATTGTGTCCTTGAGAATGTTTTTTTAATTTAAAACAAAAATTATGGCAATAAAGAAAAATGATTTCAGTTCGTTGAAGAAAAAGTTCTCAACATCTGCTAAATATAAACCCCAAAGATTTTTTGATTTGGGTCCTGACTTCTTGGATGCGGTGGGATTACCAGGTCCGGCTATTGGGCATTTGAATATGTTCTTGGGTCACTCTGATACGGGTAAAACAACGGCATTAGTTAAAACTGCGGTTGATGCTCAAAAGAAAGGTATTCTTCCTGTATTCATTATCACAGAACAGAAATGGAGTTTTGAACATGCTAAACTTATGGGACTTCAATGTGAAGAAGTGGTTGATGAAGAGACGGGTGAGGTTGATTGGGATGGATTTTTTATCATAAATAACAATTTTGAATACATTGAACAAATTACAGATTATATAAACGAATTATTAGATGCTCAAGAGAAAGGGGAATTAGATTATAGTTTATGTATAATGTGGGATAGTGTGGGGTCAATTCCTTGTAAACTCACTTATGATGGTAAGGGGGGCAAGCAACACACGGCCGGTGTATTATCTGATAAAATTGGTATGGGAATTAATCAACGAATTTCAGGTTCTCGTAAATCAGATTCAAAATATGAGAATAGTTTAATTATAATTGCACAACCTTGGGTAGAATTGCCTGATAATCCATTTGGACAACCCAAAATTAAAGCGAAAGGTGGTGAGTCGATTTGGTTAAATTCCTCTTTAGTGTTTTTATTTGGCAATCAAAAGGGTGCTGGAACAACAAAAATTACTGCAACAAAAGATAAACGTTCAATTAAATTTGCAATAAGGAGTAAAGTATCGGTATTAAAAAACCACATATCAGGTTTGGGTTATGATGATGGAAAGATAATTGTAACACCACATGGGTTTTTAGCTGGTAAAGATTCTATTGAAGAAAAATCTAATATTGAAAAATATAAGAAAGAATATGCGGATTATTGGAAAGATATTATTGGTGTTGATGGTGATTTCGATTTGAAAGAAGAATTTGAGGAAGATAAATAAAAAAAGTTGTAATTATTCTACTTTTAATATATTTGCAGATATTTATTAATATGGGAAGAAAGAAAAAAGAAGAAATTGAAAAAAAAGTTAAAATTGGAGTTTCGGTTGACCCCGAGCTTCCACAATACTTTAAAAACAAATCTATTAATCTATCTTCTCTTGTTAATAAGTTGTTAAAAGAATATATTAAAAATGGAAACTAAGGTTTGTTCTAAGTGTAAAGGAGAAAAAAAAGTTTGTGAATTTGGTAGTTCAAAATCATCTAAAGATGGATTATTATATTGTTGTAAAGAATGTAATAATAAACGAAGTAAAACTTATCGTAATGAAAATTATCAAAAAACATTAGGGCAACAAAAAAAATGGAGGGATAAAAATCCCGAATGGGTTTACAATCGTCAAAAAAAATGGAGAGATGAAAATCGTGAATTGGCTAATGAGATGAAACGGAATTGGTTAAGTAAAAATCCTGAAAAAAGAAAAGAATATCGAGAAAATTACAAACCAAGAAAACGGGAACAAAGGAAAGAAAGACGTAATAATGACCCAATTTTTAATTTAACCAATAGAATGAGAGGTCGATTGAGAAAATACCTAACCATTCTCAACATCACCAAAAAGAATAAAACTTTCGAAATTGTTGGATGTTCTCCACAATTTCTTAAGGAACATTTAGAAAAACAATTTGTTGATGGTATGACTTGGGAGAATAGGAGTGAATGGCACATTGACCACATTATTCCATTATCTTCGGCAAAAACAGAGGAAGAACTTTACAAGTTGTGTCATTATACAAATCTTCAACCATTATGGGTGGAAGAAAATATGAAAAAAAGTAACAAAATTATTGTCTAACCAATAAATTAAAAAAATTGAAAAAAACATTATTAGTCGATGGAGACAACTTATTCAAAATAGGTTTTCATGGGGCTAAAGATTTATATAGTAATGGAGAACACTTAGGGGGAATCTATCATTTCATTAACATCTTACGAAAATTTCTTGAAGAACACAACCACGATAAAGTAATTGTAATGTGGGATGGAGAATCAAATTCATCCATTAGAAAGTCCATTTACCCCCAATATAAAGCAAATAGAAGACAAGATATGAACGAGTTCAAATACGAGTCGTATCTTCAACAAAAAGTTCGTGTAAAACAATACTTGGAAGAAATCTTTGTTAGACAGGTTGAGGTTAAAGATAATGAGTCCGACGACCTGATGGCATACTACACCCAAATATCGACCGATGAGGATATTATTATCTTCTCGGCAGACAAAGACCTCACCCAACTTATTTCCGAACGAGTAACGATTTACTCGCCAATTTCAAAACAATATTATAAGAATGGGGATATGATAACCATTAACAAGGTTGACATTCCCCACTATAATGTATTGTTAACCAAAATCTTTACTGGTGATAAATCCGATAACATTTATGGTATTGAAGGATTGGGAGAAAAAACATTGATTAAATATTTCCCTCAAGTGCAGGAGAAACCATGCACTATCGAAGAAATCTTGGACTACGCCCGAAATATCGAGCAAAAGAAACCTATTAAAACTCTAAATAATATTTTGACCGGTAAGACAAAATTGTCTATACTTGGAGAAGAGTTCTATAATACGAACAAAAAAATTGTTGACCTTAAAAACCCCCTAATTACAGATGATGGAAAAGACTTAGTAGAACAGATTTTAACAGACGCGATAGACCCTACCGATAGGGGATATAAAAACTTAATGAGAATGATGATGGAGGATGGTCTCTTTAAGTATCTCCCAAAAGACGACGAGGCTTGGGTTAACTTCCTCAAACCATTTATGAAATTAACAAGAAAAGAAAAAAGAAACACACAAAAAAATTAATTTATGAAAGAACAAGAAAGCACAAAAATTGAATTTTTATTAACACTAAATGATAATATTGTAGTTCAAAGGTTTTTTAATGTTAGAGGATATAATCCTAAAGCGAAAAATTCATTGGAGTTCTATTACTTTATGAAAAGTTTTAAAGAAGAACTTCAATATCTATTGAAAATGAAAACGGTTACTTATATGATGGACAATCAAGATTCCATATCAAATGACCCAACTATTATGAATACATCGTTTACCGACGGCCCGGAAATCTTCAATATGTATATTAAAATTGGAGAGCAGACAATTTGTCATAGAATTTTGGACGGAAAATTATTTCCACCAAAAGTTCGTTATACTGTCGATATACGACCAATATTAAAAGATGCGCTCCGAGATTTGACTGACATCTTCTCAACAAAAAAATTAAGTTTTAATTATTTGGGAATTGATTTGAGTAAGTAACTATTTAATAAAACAAGGAAACTTACAAAGAACATATGAACAAGAATTTTGATTATTTAGGAAATACATTTCAATT